ACACTCGCATTGTGTTCCTTTCCGGTCCTGCTGGCACTTCCAAGACTCTTCTCGCAGTTTACTGTGGTTTGAGAATGTTAAATGACAACAAAGTGTCCGAAATACTTTATTTGAGATCGGCGGTTGAAAGCAGCGAAGCAAAGCTTGGCTTTTTGCCCGGAAGTGCCGAAGAAAAGCTCAATTTTTACAATTATCCGTTTATCGACAAAATTGAAGAGCTTGCTACAAATGTAACGCCCAAACAATTAATTGCCGAAGAAAAAGTCCAAATGTTTCCAATAAATTACGCCCGAGGTCTCAACTGGAGTCAAAAGTTCATAATCTTGGACGAAGCACAAAACAGCACGAAAAAAGAACTAACCACGATATTGACGCGCCTTAGCAAAGGAAGCAAGTGCTTTATATTGGGTGATCCAATGCAAACCGATTTAAGAGTAAACGGTGGGGCGTTGGAAAAAATGACAAAACTTTTTGGCGACCAAGAAAGCGCAAATGCTGGAATCGTCACGTTTGAGTTTGACGAAGAAGACATTATGCGTGACGAATTGGTTAAATTCTTGGTTAAAAAGCTCAAGGCTTTGGATTAATTTTATATATCAATATATCGCTAATCTCTTTGGCTAGTTTGTTTATTTTCGCGTAATCGCCATTGAAGTCTCCTTCTTCTATGTTGAGGAAGGAGATTTTCATTATTTGATCAGCTAGGCTGATCGCCGCTTTTATCTGCTCTGTGTTTTGTTTCATTTACGAATTTAAGATAAGTTCTATATACTTTAGAATAACATAATCCCCAACGCGCATTATGTTGAGAATCGGCGTCTCTGTCTTTGTAAGACCCTTCATACATCGTTATGGCGTGTGCGTATTCGTGTATCAATGTATCAATTTTGACGTAATATGATGAGGGTTTGTGAAGGGTGATCAGATATTTTTCATCGTGCTCTATGCAATATCCAAAGCAGTCCTTCAAATCTCTTTGAACGAGTTTGACCGGTTTGTTTAATGGTAACTCTTTATTAAGATATTTAAATAAATTCCTAATTCGAATATTTCCATTATTGGTCACATATGTTATTACAGCATTATTTTTATAAAAAGACTAAAAAATTTATTATAATAAAATAACGCATACACTTGTATAATGACAAATGCTGCAAAAATGTTATGATAAAAAAAGAATCTTTCGAACAAAACATTGAGTTTATCAACGGAGAGATTCTCAAAAGAAAGTCAAAGTGGAATTTAACAGCTTTGAGTTGGATGGACTTCGATGACGTTTCACAGATCTTACGAGCGCATATTTATAACAAGTGGCATTTATATGACCCTTCCAAACCCCTCGGACCTTGGCTAAATAGAATCATATCAAACCAAATCAAAAACCTCATCAGAAACAACTATGGCAACTTCGCTAAACCATGTCTGAGGTGCGCTGCCGCTGAATCGGAGTCAGATTGTACGATTTATGGAGTACAAGACACCGTGTGTCCACTTTTCAACGAATGGTACAAAACAAAAAAAAGCGCATACGACATCAAACTGGCTTCTTCGATAGAAAGTTACAAAAAAGATTTCATCGACGAAAAAGAAAGTGTATGTTTTGATTACGAAATTAATATTAAAAATTTTAACATTAAAATAAAAAACTATTTAAAGCCTTTTGAGTATGAAGTTTACAAGCTTTTGTTTATTGAAAACAAAAGTGAAAAAGAGGCTGCAAAAAAAATGGGTTACAAAACAACCGAAAAAGACCGCAACGCAGGAGGCAAGCACATCCGAAACATCAAAAAGACAATTTTGAATAAAGCCAAGAAACTTTTGAAAGAAGGAGAAATTGATATCTATGATTGAGCAGTTGAGCGAACAGCAAAAGGGGGCGATAATAGACCTTTGGAATGCAAATCCTTCTCCTCCTCCAGATTTGCAGCAATTGATAAACGCCGCTTTTCCAGACGAAAATCACGATGGTAGAACCAAACAGGGTAGACTGGTTAGAAAGTTTTTATCGTCTCGAAAACTAAAAGTACCCAACCGGCATGACTATCGCTCAAAGACTTATGACCTTACGAGCGAAGAAGAAGAGTTTGTATTAAACAATTATACTGCGATGACCGGACATGAAATGGCCAAAATTATTTTTAATAATGAGTTCATTTCCCATAGAGATCGTAAGGTGCTTGCTGTAATAAACAAAGTCAGAGAAATTACGGACAGATCAAATTCCGCGCAACCCTTCCAAAATCCAAATGAAATTGCTACAAACGAATACAAGCCGCCCAAGTCAACCGAACGGGCTTTTGTAAGAATTAAAAAATACGTCAATAGTCCTTTTGGCGGCAAAGAAGAACTCGGCCCCAGAGAAAACAAGTGTCTCAATGCTTTGATCAATTATTTGAGTACGTTTCGATTTTCTCATCAAATCAACGGATACGAAAGCAACACTGACAAGGAGTTATTTGAGTCATCATTTGTTCGCTACACTCACGATAAACCAGACTTGACACAGGAAGAAGTTGACCAATATATTGTACTTTCGCAGGAAGTGGTCATTTCTGCCAAAATTCAAAGAAGAGTAGAGCGTCTCCAAGTTCATCTTGACCGTCAAGCGGACGAAAGTGAGGAAGGTGCTCGTATTTCTATGGGCTTGGTCGAGTCAATCAACACGGCCCAAACAGAATACAATCAATGCGTGAATCGTCAGCAAAAGCTGTTGAACGATTTGAAAGAAAAAAGAAGTGACCGTTTGAAGAAGCTGGTAAATGAAAATGCCAGTATTCTAAATCTTGTTGAACTATGGAAAGAACAAGAAAGTCGTGAGAGACTCGTAAAGTTAGCAGAACTACAAAAGCAAAGTATAAAAGATGAAGTTGGAAGATTGTCCTCAATTGACGAAATCAAAGCCCGTATCCTTGGACTCACAGAAGAAGAAGCTATCAATGGATGATGTTAAATGTAAAGTCTGCGAAAAGCAGTTTTCTACAATCAAAAGTCTACATGGACATTTGAAAGCTCATAGTCTTCGTCAAGCCCAATACTATCAGCAGTATTATCCAAGACACGACAAGTTTACTGGTGAAATTATCAAGTTTAAAAATAGAGATCAATATTTAGAAACAGACTTTAATTCTAGGACTAGTTTAAAAGGCTGGCTTGAAGCGGTTAGCGATGAACGCGCACAAGGCTATTGCGAAGAATTCCTCAAGGATCGCAAACAAAAGAAGAACTTAATTTATGCTCCTAGCCAAATCGAACTTCGTAGTTTGATGTTTCCGCCGCTTCATTATTTTAAGGGTAAGAATTTTAGTTATTTAAAAATCTGCAAGGACATTGGGTTGGAAAGAAAATTCTATTACAACACAAAAATAGAACCAGTTAGCATCTCCGACAAAACTGTTTATGTTGATACCAGAGAACAAAAACCTTTGAAGTTCGAATGCGAAATCGAAGTTAAAAAATTAAACTACGGAGACTATACTCTTAATGACCAGTCAATCTGTCAAGGCGTGTACGTAGAGCGAAAAAACCTTATCGACTTTATCGGAACGTTGTCAAAGGGCTACGACCGATTTAAAAATGAGATCGAAAGGGCGGCGATAGACGGATCTTATATTGTAGTCGTGGTAGAGGCAAGTTATTCTGCCGCAACAAACTTTAGCAAAATTCCAGTTATCAGAAACAAAGTGAAAGCTACTCCAGAGTTTATCTTTCATAGAGTGCGCGAGCTTTTACAATCTTATTGTAATGTGCAGTTTCTGTTTGTAAAAAACAGATCAGAAAGTTCAGACAAAATACAAAAAATATTAACTTCAAATGGAAAATGTAGAAAAGCTGACTTACAATATTTATATGACACGGGACAATTTTAATGTGGTACGCTCCAGAAAAATACAAAAAAGACATTAAGAATTTAAACGCTGAGATTCTTTCTATCAAAGGGGAGTTGGACGATAAAGAGGCGAAGATTTCTTTAGCCAAATTTCTGAGAAATAACATCAGTTTTACAGTCGAGCTTCTCACTGGAATCAAGCT